ATATAGTTGTTTTTCATTTGGTTTTATCACCACTCATTGTAACCAATGGGGGCCAGACACGCTTCTAATTTTGGCCTGTGTAGCCTGTAATTCAACTCAGTTGGGGAGTTTTGCAATTACCTCTTAGTAATGATAATTTCATGACCGGAATCTTTGTTGATAACGGGAGCATCATAAAACCCATGATCAAATGCATGAGACAAGGCATCTTTTGTTGACTCGATTACCCCACTTTTTATATCTATAACTGGCGCATTCTCAGGAACACGACTTGCTGAATCAGGCAATTGCCACCGCTTCACTTTTGGGTTCATCTTCGAGGGCTGCAGCACCAGCTTCGAGCGATCTGCCTTCAGAAGATCCGGCCTGAATACAATTATGGATTTGGTTAACTTGCTATCGGAGGGATTGTGGCCTATATTGCCTTTAGAAACGTTGGTGGAGCGAGCTGTGTCATCTCCACTCTTTGAACTAATAGTGTCCGTCCTCGTATTAGTGGCGTTTCGTCCTTCCTCCTTCTCAAAAGCAGTAAGCAGCCAAGTCTTTGCTGCACCATTCCAAGCAAGACGCACAGAGACAAAATGGTCATCAGTCTCTAACCTTATCCTATTCTTTGTTTTTGAAACAACAGACATGAACTGAAGGATTCTTGGCAGAGCATCAATCACTCCCGGATGGTATTTAACAAGTTTCGACAGCCCATAACCGTCACTTTTACCAGTACCTTCCTGACCCCAGACTAAGTCAATATCACCAATCTCAGGGTGATATAGGGCTGCGATAGCCTCACCATTACGCTCTTTTTTCAGCCGCGCGATAGCACCAGCAGGATTATGCCGGTACTCACGGTGAATAGGGCCAAAATCACCATCAGCAGGCAATTGCCACCGCTTCACTTTTGAGTTCGTCTTCGAGGGCTGCAGCACCAGCTTCGAGCGATCTGCCTTCAGAAGATCCGGCCTGAATACAATTATGGATTTGGTTAACTTGCTATCGGAGGGGTTGTGACCTATATTGTTAACACCTGTGGATGGTTGCGCTGCGAACGATTCGGACGTTTGCGAGACGCTACCTTCTGGTATTGCACTTGGCGCGGAGCGAACCTTCCACATGGTCTTAAAAGAAATAATACGCATTACTTTTTCCTTAAAATATTCTGAATGACCCGAGTGAACTCCGGGTCATGGTCTTTCTCAGGGATATCCAGACGAATCCAAGTCCCACGGCAATTGTGGACAACCACTCCCCCACGAATCACATAACTTTCATCATCATCAACCCCGAAGTTGTACAGCCTGCGATTCCTAACATTTCTCCGAGTCACCTTTTCAACAGTCAAACTACCAAACTTGTACTCACCAGAATGGTTCATTGCCAATCTAGCAACAGACTCAGAAACTGCAGAAGGGTTACTTTTTGCAAAAGCGGCATCAAACCTCATAGTTGTCCAACCAAGATCACTCATTTCTGCATCACGCGCTTCATCCCTGCCAGCATTTAACCTCCCATGCCATGGCGCACCATCGATTTCTACACATATCATTTCATTAGGCAGTGCAATGTCTGCGAAAAAACGCTTAGGACGACCAAGCGAATCAACAGAATTTCTAATTACGGGGTGCTGCAGAGATACCGATAACCCAAGTCTACTCAACATATCCCCAATATTTTTTTCAGATACAGAAGGGGTGTAGTTTTTTGTACCATTGGATAATGCACTTTTCCTTCTAACCTCTGCTGTTTGCATGTGCGAGTACCCACGCTCTTTCATAACAGCTCTTCCTGAAGAGGTTAGCTCTCTACGCTGCTCCACAGTCAACTTACTCATTCGATGACAGTTTCCAGCAGAAGCGGCCTGTTTCGCCGCCTCAAGCGCAACTGGATCATTGGTTGAGAATTGATTTTTTCCATTCTTCGGGTGGCATGCAGCAGAACAATAAGTCACATGGTCATGCTTAATATTTATGAACTCTTTTCCGCACGTAGGACATATCTTGCAGACAGCCACAACGCTATCATTACAATTAATTTCACCAGCGGGAACCCACCCACGCTTAGTTAGAACCGGGTGCTCAGGTGTCATAGAAGGAATGCTACTTCTATTTTTGCCGTCAAAAGAGGCATGCAGCGTTACGACTTCCCCGGAATATATCTCGTCTTCCAGAACCCAATTCACCGCCCTAAACCTGCCTTTATGCGTCAGAACAAGATCACCGATCATGATGTCGCTTATACATTTCCAGCCATCGGTCGTATAGATTGGGACCGTAGGATCAACAAAACAATGAGGGTGCACCGTTCCAGCAGGAACCCACCAAGTCTCTGAGGCAGTACGGTCAACCATCCCCATCGGAGTGCGTTTGCGAGCAGCAGAAGACCGACCGACATTCGACTTGCCAATCCATACCTCCTTCGCGCCATCCTTATCACGCTTGGCAGGCGGTACTACGGTAAACACCAGCCCATCGATCGACCGACAGAACTTGCACGCACCGTCATACATCTCAAGACGGCGTACCTTGGCCCCATCCGGCATAGAGGCAATGAACCCCTGCCCGAAATTCTCCCCCCCTTCAGTCAGAGCAATACGCCGCCAATCCCGGTTGAAAGTGCCGAAATCATCAAACAGTTTCGTTTGCAGAGAGGAGACCGCCTCAGCATGGGGGGTGCCGCTGAACTCGTCCTCCTGCCAGCCAATAACAGCCATACGCAACTTGGCCCGCACAGAGCTATGGAGGTTTGATACGTGTTCGGCGCACTTAATCTGACCGAAGCGGAGTGCCGCGTGCTGCGCTTTTTTCAACTGCACGCCCGCACGATAACCCCCTGCCTGATACGACACCTCAGCAACAAGGGCAGAAGCTGCAGCCTCGGAGATTTTATCCATCCGAGAGTTCACCCGCCCCATCATCTGGGCCTTCGATACCAGCCATTCGGCCTCATCGATCAACACGTCCTCCGGGAGATACCGCTGGACGAGGTACTCCACAACCAGCATCCAGTCGTAGAGTTCGAACTTATTAGTCGGGAGGTTTTCGAGGTAGATTTTTACAGCCTGCAGCTCGGCACGTGACCAGCGAGGGTGAATATTTGGGGCTGTATCAACCGGCTTACGATCGCGCCCACGGTCACGGTGACCATTAATCCAATACATCAACTCCGACTGCAGGGAACCATGGCGGTCAAGGCCGTGATTTGTCCACTCTTCAATAAGCTGCCGGATGAATGGAGATTCATGGGGTCGCCACACCCCGTCATCATCAAACGAATCGGCCTTGAGCAGATCAGAGGACAAGCAATGATCACACATCACTTATCCTTCAGAATCAAATCGCGCTCATCGTCGGCGTTTTTGTCGTCCGCATCATCAGCATTGTCGGTGGTGTCTTTGGGATTATCAGCCTCCTGCGCACCCACAAAATGATGCTTTCCCGTAACCCGGTCCTTCAGGATAGCACCAGCCTCCCCATGGTCCACCACATCATAGCCACGCTCTGCCCTTTTCTTGTGGCCAAGGAACGAACCCCATGGAACGCCGACATTGCCGCTGTCGTGGGATACTGTGCAGCCGTCCTCACCATGTGCGAGCACGCGACCAGAACCAATACCTTGCTCGGGGTGGTTGAAGAAAATCTCATCATCAATACCAACCCCAAGATCATTGGCCTTCGCCAGAACATTATCACTGAGAGAGAAAAACATCTTACCGTCAGAGTCTCGTTGGACATCACGCAATAATTGGACTATATTGATATTAGACCTCAGTGCTTGAGCCGATGGATGCGTCCTCGGTGGCCCCTCTAAAGCGGGGGACTCGCTGGGGTCGTTTAATTCTATCGATGTGAGCGCATGCATGTTTTTTCTGCTCGCCCCATCAGTCAACTGATAATCCTTCACAGTCAACTTCACACGATATAGCTTTCCTCCCATTTCAACAGAGGAGTAGAAGCGATGTACCGCTTTAACGTCCGAATTACCTTTGTTATCGGTATGAGATTCAGCCAACACAGCATGGCGAACAATATCTTCCGCTCCAGACAAAATCATCTTCAGGTCTGTAGACGTTTGCCCTTGCCACTTTGCGAGCTTCTTCCAATCTTGCCGAGTTACAATAAACCCCCAGCCAGTATCATCGTTATGCACTCCATTCTTAGGCCATTTTTTCAAAAACGAAACAGCCTCAGAGCGTAACTCACGCAACCCCATATCAGTATTCTTTTTGCTGACAGAAATATTTACAACCTGAATGCTCTTTTTTTCAAGACCACTTCGCTCTCCGTAAGAGCAATACTTTCCGTCATCATCATGACACCCATTGGCCTTCAGTAGCCCGCCCTCGCCCCCCCGATCATCAAGAATGTCTGGCGAAACCACTCCAGAAGAGTCGGCTTTTCTAAGCGTTCCCGCCTCCTCTCCTCCTTCTCTACCATCGCCGCTCTCCGAGGGAACAGTCGCGCTTCCTCTGCCCGCATTACCGCTGCCTTTCTGCGACGAATCGCTCTCTTCTTTTTCCGAAGTTTTTTCGTGTGCATTTTCATCTTCTTCACCCTCCTGTTTGAAATCAGGATGCTGCTCTTCACCATCCAAATCAGCATCGTCCGGAACCTCCCCAGAAGCACCCTCTTCCGCACCCTCTTCCATCTGCTTTTCCTGCTGCCAGATAGTAGCCAAAGACGGATTGACAGGAGCCTCACCCCAACCCTCTTCTAACGGCGCATACCCCTCTTGAGCACGCACCTCATTAACCGTGAGCACCGTCTTTTTCAGCTCGTGTTCTTTGTCCTGATCGGTATCGTCCATGCCGGTCCAGCGGAACACCCACTGCTCGCCAAACTCTTGGACTATGAAATCGGTATAGATGGACTCGAAATACCCCAACAGAGGCTTGAGTCCCTTATCCTTTGAATCTGCAATACGCTCGGCAGTATCGGACCCAGAAAGAGCAGACTTCGAAGAGCTAAACGACTCGAAATTAATCTCATCCGGGGCGATACCGTAGATGGCACAGATCATCGAGGTCAGAAAAGTCATCCATTTAGAGAAGTACATCTCGTCGAACTCTTTACCGAAGTTCTCAAAAGATGCCTTCGACTCCTGATCCTTCGATATCATGACGGGAAGAGTCCATGAGTTGTGCACACCCTTCACCATCGCATTCCAGTACCGCTTAAATGCCTGCAGGTCCGTCTCGTTGTATTCGCCAGACAAATGCAGCATCCCCTTCGGGATCGCGTTATCAGAAAACCCCTTGATATTGAGAGTCATGGCATTAAGGAACCCGGTAACCACTCGGACCAGCAGCTCGGTCTCAGAGAGACCATAACCACCAGCATTTACATCACTACGGGGATTGCGAGGCTCGTAGATCAGATCTTCGAAACCATAGGCGGTGGAGATACGCCCCTGAATAACCTGCAGGGCAAAAATATCTTCATCCCCCCGGTACCCTGTATCTGGACAAAGACGAATGGTCGCTCCATCAACAGCGTACAGGCCATCCAGCCCGAGCGAGCGATCGCGCTTGTACTCGGTCTCGATAGCCGCCGAATCCATAGACAATGTGTCACGAACCAGTTTAGCCATGAACGCACGCATATTGTCACGCTTGAGCCGCCTACGCTTGCGCGGATTGAACTCCCAGCCGTTATTCACCACGAACTGCTGCATCAGATTGACACTGCGCTTCTCGATATCTGTAATCTCGTGATCAGAATCCCGATGCCGGATAGCAAAACCGGTACCCTCTCGGGTCTCCTGAATGCGGCAAAATGCCTGCACCTGCCGAACCCGAGTCATAACAACCGCGCTCAATACAGGAGTTTGGTCGACCATATTGCGCAACCCCTCAAATGTCATGGAACCGGGCCGCTCCATATAGTCACCCATCCGGGCCATCTGCCACTCATCCTGATAAACCGACTGCATCCCCTTGTCTCCGGCATTTTTGGAGGGAAACGGGACGATGTTGGAGTATTCATTGGCCTTGAGAATATGAGGCTGTGAGGACATCTCTCTGTAAATCTCTTCAATCATCGGGGCCAAGCGAGCGACTTCAGAGCGGTCAACAGCAGCTTCCTGTATCTCGGACTGAGCATCAAAACGCTCATCCGCAGGAGCAGAATCATTAAAGGCGGTTCTTTGAGTATCGTTCATTCCGCAAGGGTATCGTCACGACCCGAGGAATTTAATCAACTACATAACGATGATAGTTTTCAACAAACTCCTGCTCGGTACCAGCACCATTTTTAGTGTTGTATACCTCCTTCCACATCTCAGCAAGACCCTCGACATCGTTCGCATTCGGCAGAGGCAAAGGGGATCTCCAGTACACAAGACGCGCGATTGATGTGGCATACGGTAGACTGCTGACAAGCATGAAATCCTGATCAAACCCCGAATACATAAATGATGACACCTTCTCAGCTATATCCGGGCGGTATTTCAGATATTTATTCCAAACATCCCTGTTGGTCTTCGGCTCAATTTGAAACATCCCACAGGCAGGACCGCCACCAATCTGACGAAGGTACGTCCCCATTTGGGACTCTTGAGCAGCGGTGCCGAGCAACAGGTTCTCAGCTGCAGGAGACCACTTATCAAGGAACTTCAGAGTGGGACGAATAATCTGCTTTCTTAAGTGGGCACAGTGAATCATGGCGGTCTCCATAAAATAGAATCAAGGAGATACTTGCATCACGACCCACTAGCCCATACCTCTGACCATACCTCTGACCACAAAGAACGCCCTTATTCGAGGGAGCAAAACAGGAAATACCAGACTGCGAAGAGAAGATTCCCGGAAGGAACGATCAGGGAAAAGCAGATGAAAGGATCGCCTTATCACCACAAGAGTCACAAAAGGATGTCATGCGGCACCAGAGACATCAATCGCGCAAACCAATGCAGGCTGATTATTGAAATGTGGGTGAACAATCTCCCGGAGTGTGTAGCCCCGGTATGGCAAATCGATGACCGTAGAGGGACTCACTTTCTGGAAGGCACGATAGAGCCGAATCCCGGTGTAGCTGTTTTTATCCAGACTCTCCTGCCACTTTTCAGCCAAACGGAACTCCTCCCGCTTGGTACCCGCCCGAATCTCATCAAAATATCTGAACGTGAGATGGAGATGGAGAATTTTATCCTCAGACACTACAGCTTCCCCCGTTCAATCAAAATATCAGGAGAAACACCACACATCTCTGCCAATTCTCGGTAATCAGTAGGCATCCGGTTATAACGCCGCCTCCAGTAGAACCTTCGGATAGCCCGAATGAGTCCACTGTAACCCGCTTCCAATAGAACGCCACGCAGACGGTGAATCACTTCATCCGCTAGATCAGAATTGGCTGCCAGCGGTTATTTCAATATTTTCAATCGACATCACTCACCCTTCGCAATAAAAAAGTCACAGCCGGGATCCGTCTTCCGGACTCTCAGCACCACAGGACTCTCGCTACAACTCCCATCCTCCTGCA